TAAGCCAGGTGAACGACCACACACCGGCCCTGTACGCGGTCATGGCTGCCGAGAACGCGCCGCAGCCGATCCCCGAACAAACCCAGGAGACAGATGAATGAGCCCTTTGATGATGAAGCTGCTTGGCCGCGTGTACATGAACGAGGCGCCAGCTGATGGCGGGCAGGGTGGTGGTGCACCTGCGCCCGCAGCTGCCCCTGCAGCCGATGCACCGCCAGCCCCGGCCGAAGGTTCGTTGCTGACCCCGCCAGCCCCAGCAGCTGCACCTGCGCCGGACGCTGCCAAAACCCCTGAGCAGATCCAGCAAGACGCCGATGCAGCCGCGAAGCTCAAGGCCGAAACCAGCGCGCCCGAGGCCTACGAGGACTTCACCCTGCCCGAAGGCATGGAAATGGACGCCGATGTCCTGGGCGAATTCAAGAACCTGGCCAAGGAACTGAACATCCCGCAGGCCAAGGCTCAACAGCTGATCGACTTCCAGACCCAGCTGGCGACCAAGCAGGCCGAGCAGTACCAGGCAGCCGTCACCAAGCAAGCCCAGGACTGGGCGGCATCCATCAAGAGTGACCCCGAAGTGGGCGGCGAGAACTACGACAAGAGCGTAGCCAGCGCCATCAAGGTCATTCAGTCCTTCGGCGACCCGGCATTGACCGAGTTGCTGAATACCTCCGGGCTGGGCAACCACCCGGCGCTGTTCAAGTTCTGCCACCGCATCAGCGCGGCTATCTCGGAAGACAAGTTCGTCTTGCCTGGCAGCCAGGCCGACGCCCCCAAAGAAATGAGCATCATCGACGCCTTCAAGTAAGGCCCTGACCAACCGTAGGAGATACACAGATGGGCATTTTGACCTCCACCATGCCGACCCTGCTGGATAAGTTCAGCCGGGAAGACAGCCAAAAGAAGATCATGAAGATCGTCGAGCTGATGGCTAAGCAGAACGACATCCTTATGGACGCCGAATATCAGGAGTGCAATGACGGCTCCAAGCACAAGACCACCATGCGCTCGGGTATCCCTGAACCGACCTGGCGCCTGTTCAACAAGGGCATCCAGCCAAGCAAGTCCACCACCGTTCCGGTGCTCGATACCACTGGCATGATGGAAGACTATGGCTTGGTTGATAAAGCCCTGGCCGACCTGTCTGGCAATGCCGACGCGTTCCGCGTGTCCGAGAACATCGCCAAGTTGCAAGGCTTCAACAACAAAGCCGCGCGCTACATGTTCTACGGCAACACCGGCTCTGAGCCTGAAGCGTTCCTCGGCCTGGCGCCGCGCTACAACAGCCTGGCGGCAGAGTCTGGCGCCAACATCATCGACTCCGGCGGCACTGGCTCCACCAGCGCATCGCTCTGGTTCGTTACCTGGGGCGAAATGACCACTCACCTGCTGTATCCGAAAGGCAGCGTGGCCGGCTTCCAGCACCGCAACCTGGGCGAGGACACCGTAAAGGATGCGGTTGGCGGCGAGTACCAGGCCTATCGCGACCACTTCAAGTGGGACATTGGTATGTCGGTACGTGACTGGCGCGCCAACGCCCGTATCGCCAACATCGATGTAACCGCTCTGACCGCTGATGGCGCGACCGGCACCAAGCTGATCGAACAGATGATCAAGGCTTACTATCTGCTGGAGAACCCAATGCAGGGCGAAGGGCGCACGGTCATCTATGCCAACCGCACCCTGCAGACCTTCCTGCACCTGCAGGCCATGAACTCCAAGAACGTGAACCTGACTATCGGTGAATACGCCGGTAAGAAGATCCCCGAGTTCCTGGGAATCCCAATCAAGCGTGTCGACGCGCTGCTGAACACCGAAGCCCGCGTAGTCTAACGACTGCGTGGTTTTCCCCCATATTGGAGAAATCATCATGCTTTTCGACGCAAAGCTGCTCATGTCGAGCGCCCAGGCAATCACTGCTACGGCTGCATCGACCGACATCATCGACCGTGGCGACACCAAGGACGTGGGCCGCGCCGGTGACATCTCGCTGTTGATCCAGGTTGTTGAGGCGTTCAACACCCTGACCAGCCTCACCATCGACCTGCAAACCGATGACAACTCGGGTTTCAGCTCCCCGCGTTCGCTGTTTCAGGTCGTTGTCCCGCTGGCGGACTTGAAGTTGGGTTACCAGACTCCAGTCATCACTCTGCCGCAGAAGACTGAACGTTACCTGCGCCTCAACTACACCGTGACCGGCACCGCGCCTACTTTGGGCAAGGTAACTGCTGGCGTGGTCGCTGGAGTGCAGACCAATGCCTAAGCGCTATGAAGTGCTGGAGCGGTCGTTTATCAACGGCCGTCTCTATGAGCCGGGCGAAACGCTGGTGCTGGAGATCGACAGCCCAGGCGGAAACCTGAAGCAACTGGGCGCGGACAAGGCGGCAAGCGCACCTGCCGCCGGCAAGGCCAGCGATGGTGCCCCGGAGTTCTCTGCCAAGCATAACGGTGGTGGGCGTTTCATCATCGTCGGCAAGAGCGGTGACCGTGCAGGCGAGTTCACTGGCACGAAGGACGAAGCGGAAGTGGAAGCCGCTCGCCTGAATGCAGGGGGCGAGATTGCACCTGCCGCCGGCAAGGCCAGCGATGGTGCCCCGGAGTTCTCTGCCAAGCATAACGGTGGTGGGCGTTTCATCATCGTCGGCAAGAGCGGTGACCGTGCAGGCGAGTTCACTGGCACGAAGGACGAAGCGGAAGCGGAAGCCGCTCGCCTGAATGCAGGGGGCGAGATTGCACCTGCCGCCGGCAAGGCCAGCGATGACCAGGACGACACCGGCGGCAACGGACTGCCAGACGCCTGACCACCAGCAACATCCCTCAGGGCCCTTCGGGGCCCTTTTCTTTTTCTGAGGTTCCCGAATGTCCAGCGACATTGAAATCTGCAACTTGGCGTTGTCTCGGGTGGCTGTTACCAAGGCGATCGCTTCGTTTACTGAGCGAAGCAAAGAGGCCGAGCAGTGCCGTGTGTTCTACGGTCAATTGCGCGACCTGGTGTTGCAAGCTTTCCCCTGGCCATTCGCGGAATCGATTGTTGCGCTTGCCGATCTTGGCACGCCAGCACCTGGCTGGGCCTACCGCTACCGTTACCCGGCGAACTGCCTGGGTGTGCGCAGCATCGTTCAGCCTGGGTTTCGTCGAGCGCTGACCAGCGATCAGGAGATTCCTTACCGAATCGGCTACGACGCCGGCGGTCGAGTTATTCATACCGACCAGCCCGAGGCTGCATGCCGTTTCACGTTCAAGGTCGAGGACTCAACGTTCTTCGATCCGCAGTTCGCTGACGTGCTGGCTTGGCGTCTGGCAATGGATTTGGCGCTGCCACTGACCTCCAAGACAGATCTGGTGCAGTTCGCCACCCAGCAATACCAAATGGCCTTGACCCTGGCGGAAGGGTCAGCCTTTGAAGAATCCCAGGACGATCCAGAGCCTGAATCTGAATTCATCACGGTGAGAGCATGAGTAGCGTACTGCAACCCACCTTCGCGGCGGGGGAGCTGTCGCCGTCGGCCAGTGCGCGTACCGACATTGCCCGCTATTACACGGGCCTCAAGCTTTGCCGCAACTTCATGGTCATGCCCTACGGCGGCGTGCGTAACCGCCCTGGCACCAGGTTCGTTTGCGAGGTGAAGGACTCGACCAAGCGCTGCCGGCTGATCCCGTTCCAGTTCAACGATGTGCAGACCTATATCCTGGCGTTCGGCGACCTGAACATGCGCGTCATCAAGGACGGTGGTGAGGTTCTTGTCAGTACGGCGGGCCCAACCTTCGGCCAGCCCTTTGAACTGGCTCTGCCGTACACCCAGAGCGACCTTGACCTGTTGAACTACACGCAGTCCGCTGACGTGATGACGTTCGCCCAGCCGAGCTACAAGCCTCGGGAACTGAGCCGTCTTGCGCACGACAACTGGACAACTGCCGAAATCAGCTTGGCTCCGCGTATTGCCGCACCGGCCACGGCCAGCGCATATGCAGGCGGCGGGTCAGGGACTGAGCAGACTTGGCGTTACCAGATCACGGCGGTGCTCGATGACGGCAACACGCTGGACGAGTCGCTGCCAGCAACAACCAATGCCGTTACCGTTCATATGGACGTTGCCTCCAGCGTAATAAGCTGGGCGGCGGTTACCGGCGCCACCTACTACATCGTCTACAAGGACAGCGCCGGGGCAGGGATATACGGATTCATCGGCCGTGCTACCGGCACAAACTTTTCTGACTCAAACATCACGGCAGTCAAAACCGACACGCCACCGAATGGCAATGACCCTTTCGTAGGTGTCGGGAATTACCCGGGCGCCGTCGGCTATTACCAGCAACGCCTGGTGTTTGCTGGCAGTAACCTGAGCCCCCAGACCGTTTGGATGAGCAAGACGGGGCTATTCAAGAACTTCGGTTACTCAATCCCCAGCAAGGACGACGACTCGATCACGTTCACCATTGCCAGTAAGGAGGTGAACCGCATGCGTCACCTGCTGGGCCTGCGCAAGCTGCTGGGGCTGACGTCGGGCGGTGAGTGGACGTTCTCCGGTGGCGATACGGGATTGACCGCCAAGACGGTGCAAGCGAGCCAGGAGGGCTATGACGGGGCAGCCATCGTTCAGCCGGTGGTGGTGGGCAACAGCGCGGTGTACGTGCAGGCCCGTGGCAGTCGTGTGTCTTCCTTCGGCTATTCGATCAATGCCGACGGCTTCGCGTCCGATGACCTCACCTTGTTCAGTGCTCATCTGTTTCGTGGCAAAGAGCTGACCAACGTCGCGTACCAGAAAATCCCCGACTCCATCGTCTGGTACGTCCGTGACGACGGCATTCTATTGGGGCTGACCTACTTGCCCGAACAGCAGTTGGTGGGCTGGCACTGGCACGACACCGACGGATTTGTTGAGTCGATCGCCTGCATACCGGAGGGGCAAGAGGACGCTTTGTACATGGTGGTGCGCCGAACCATCAACGGCGTGCAGAAGCGTTACATCGAGCGTATGGCCACGCGCCAAATCACCAGCATTGAAGATGCGTTCTTTGTCGATTGCGGCCTGACCTATGACGGGCGTAACACCGACACCGCCAAGACTTTCACGCTTTCTGGCGGTACCACTTGGGAGTTTCCTGAGGTAGTCACCATGACGGCTATCGGGCACACGCCATTCCTTGCTGGCAGCGTCGGGCACAACTATTCCCTGAAAGCGGATATCACCGACGAAAACGGCGAGCCAGCCACGGCGACGGTTCGCGTCCAGGTGACGGGCTTCACCAGCACCAGCGTGGTGACCGTCAAGTTGCTGATCGTTTGCCCGGTTGCTTTGCGCAATCGCCCTATATCGACCTGGGCGCGCCAGGTCAAAAGTCTGTCAGGACTTGGCCACCTTGAAGGAAAGACCGTTTCCATCTTGTCCGACGGCAGCGTGCACCCACAGCGTGTTGTCAGCGGCGGCTCTGTCTCGCTTCAGGAATACACGGGCATTGCCCATGTCGGGCTGCAGTATTTCTCCGACATGGAAACCCTGGATCTTGAGCTTAAAAATGCAAACGAAACCGTTCTCGACAAGAAGATTGCCGTCACCGGGCTGACGGTGGTGGTCGAGGAATCGAGGGGCGTACAGGCCGGAGCAGACAAAAACCACCTGTACGAGGCCAAGTCTGACCGCTACGAATACGAGTCTCCCATCAAGCTGCTCACCGGACAGGAACAAATCACCATATCCAATGACTGGCAGGGAAAAGGCCGCGTGTTTATCCGGCAAGAAGATCCGCTCCCGCTGTCCGTGCTGGCTGTTATCCCGGAGGTGACCATTGGCGGTCGCTGATGTTTTGCCCATTGAGCCCGAGGATGTTCCGGTGATCCTGCGCGACGTTCGCCAGGCCGATATCGACGAGATCGTCGAGGGGCTCGGCGTCTCTCTTGAGCTGGAGCTGCTGGAAGGCATCAACGACAGCCTTAACGCCCGCAAAATCGTGGTCGACGGTCACATCGTCGCGGTGTTCGGAGATGCGGTTCACAGCGTTCTGGGCTCAGTCGGCGTGCCCTGGCTGATCAGCACCACCCACGTAGAGCGTAATGCCCGCGCCTTCCTCAAGGTCTGCAAGCCGGAGGTGCAAGGCATGTTGACTCGCCACCGGCACCTCATCAATTACGTCGACGCCCGCAATACCTCGGCTATTCGCTGGCTGAAATGGCTGGGCTTCGACTTTGGCGAGCCCATCCCGTATGGGCCAAAGCGCTTGCCTTTCTACCCCTTCACGCTGAATCGAGAGGAATAACCATGTGCTGGATGGCATTGATACCGGTCGCTATCGGCCTTGCAGGCAGCATGATGCAGGCCCAGGGGCAGAAGCAGAACGCAGCGTTTCAGTCCGACATGCTGCTGCAGAACGCTGGCTTTAAACAGCGGACGGCTCAGGAGGTGTTGAACGCTGGCGACACGTCGGCAGATTGGCAGCGTGTGCGCACCGGGCAGGCGATTGGCACCCAGCGGAGCGTGCAGGCCGCGAACGGCATCGACGTGAACAGCGGGAGTGCCGCACAGATTCAGGATGACACCGCCATGCTCGGCGAGCTGGATGCCCTGACGATCCAGAACAATGCCGCGCGCGAGGCTTACGGGTACCGCGTGCAGGCCAAGCAGGACTTGCTCAACGCCAACCAGACCGTGCAGAACGGCAACACCGCCGCTATGGGCTCAATCCTCGGCGGGATCGGCGGCGCATTTGGTTCATTCGCGGGGGCTCGATAATGCCACGGGTACCGACATACGAAACTGCACAGGTCCAGCAGCAGCCAACCCGGCCCATTCAATTGCAGGGCGTAGCGCCTGATAACACCTCGATTGCCCAGGGCCTGCAAACGCTCGGTCGTGGTGCACAGATGCTCATGGACAAAGAGCGCGAGAAGGCCGACACCGCGCTGCTGATGGATGCCGACAATCAGCTCACCAAGTGGCAGCAACAGAGCATGTACGGCGAGAACGGCGCCTACACCCGCAAAGGCCAAAACGCCCTGGATGTCACCAACCAGACCCTGGACCAGTTCGATAAGGCTCAGGCCGAGATTGCCAAAACCCTAACTAACGATCAGCAGAAGGCCAGGTATGCGCAGATCGTCAACAGCCGGCGCAACTCCCTGTCCAGCGACCTGAATCGCTATGAGTACGGCGAACGCCAGAACTATTACGGCCAGGTGGAAAAGGCCCAGCTCGAAACGTCTATGCAGGGGGCGGCGCTGGATTACCAAGATCCGGCCAAGGTTGGACAGTACCGGCATAAGATTGATGCGGTTTTGGCTAGCCGTGCCGAGCGCCTCGGCCTTTCGCCTGAGGCTGCGCAGGCAGAACGCCTGGAAACCAACAGCGGCATGTCCTCTGCCGTTATCCAGCGGATGCTGATCGACTCCCCGCAAAAGGCCAAGAGCTACTACGAGACCTACAAAGGCACGATGACTGCCGAGGATCAGATCCGGACCAGCAACGGCATTGACCAGGGCTTTCGCCGCCTTGAGGCCGAAGCCCGCCAGCGCCAGGTGGAAGCCCGCCAGATTCAGGCTATCAATCGCATGGAGCTGAGCAGCCGGGTGCAGGATGCCAGCGCCGCCTACTCTCAGGGCCTGGACTTCAAAAACCCGCCATCGAAAGTTGACTTCGCAGCAGCATACGGTCCTGAGAAGGGCGCTCAGGAGTTCGACAGGTTTTCGAAGGTGCAGGCTCTGGCCCCGGCCATTCGGGAATTTGCCACTGCAGATCCTCAGGAGCGCCAAGCCATCTTGGGTAAGTTCCAGCCAGCTCAGAACGGCACCGCCGGCGAGGGTTTCAAGGAAGACAACCAGCTTTACCAGCACTTGACCAACGTAGGTGTGCGCCTTATGAAGCAGCAGCAGGAAGACCCTGCCGCGTACGTGGCCAAGTACAGCCCGACCGTGCAATGGGCGTTCGCCACAGCCCAGCAAGATGGAACGCCGGAGGCCTACCAGGCTTACGCGCGTACCACTCTGGCCGAACAGCAGCGCCTGGGCGTCAAGCAACCCAAGCTGTTGCCGGATGCCGCCGCCGACCAGTTGGTTGCCAACTTCACCAGCCAGCTTAATGGGGGTGAAAACGCCGCGACGATGATCGAGCAGCAGCAAGCGTTGTGGGGCAAGGACTTCCCATCCGTGCTGCAGCAGGTGGGCAACAAGCTCCCGGCCGAGGCTCAAGTGATCGCCACCGGCCTGCCCAAGGATGTGGCCGAGCGCATGGCGTCGGTAGCCAGCATCAAGGACAGCGACCTGCATGCAGGCCTTCAAAAGGGGCAGAAAGATACGATCAATCAGTCGGTATCCGCTGCTATGGCGCCGTTCGCTCAGTCCCTGCAAGGCCAGTCTGGCGGCATCAACACCTACAACACGATGTACCAGGCCGCTGCCCGGACGGCTACGTCCTATGTTCTCCAGGGAATGGATCCGGAAAAGGCTGCCAGCAAGGTCGTGAATGGGATGCTGAACGACAAATATGACTTCTTCGGCACGTATCGGGTGCCCAAGACTCAGGACACCGACGCTGTAAGCCGTGGCGCGAGCCAGGCCATGCGCCAGATCAAGCCAGACGAACTGATGCCGCTTCCTGGGTTTGCCGGTGTCACCGACGAACAGAATCGCCAGCAACTGCACGACGCGCTGCAATCCAGTGGCCAGTGGGTGCCGAACGAGGACGAAAGCGGGCTATCGCTGACGCTGAATGGCTACCGCGTGCGCGGCGCCGATGGTCAGCCCATCACTCGCAGTTGGGCCGACCTTCAACAGAAAGGGTTGCGCGAGCCTGATCAGTACCGCGTTGCACCAATGGGATACATGCCATGACGATCTATGCAGGTGACGCGCCGGTTCTTGATCGGCGGACGATGCTCGATATCCCGGCTGATGCCGGTGAAGTGTGGGATGCATCTTTTGGTGGTGCCTTTGCAACCAACCCGACGTCCTCTGTCATGCGCATGCGGGCGATTGAGGATGAAGAGGTAGGCGCTCCGCAGGTTGGCGCAGGCCTTGGCCGACTTCCATCGCAACGACTGGCGCCAGACACGCCGATACTTGACGCCAACGCCGCGCGCGAAAAGGTGGCGGGGATGGGGCTGGACATCAAAATCCCCGAACAGGGCATTCGACAGGGCGCTCTCGATATTCTGATTGACCGGCACCGGGAGCAAGCTGCCCGCCAGCAGGTCATGACCAGGGCGAACGGTGGTTCTTTCGGCACGCAGCTCGGGGCCAGTGTCGCCGCTTCGCTGCTGGACCCGCTCAATATCGCTTCGGCGTTCGTGCCGGTGGTGGGCGAGGCGCGGTATGCGTCAATGCTTGGGCGTGCTGCCTCACCACTGGGCCGTGCCGGCGTTCGTGCCGGCGTTGGCGGGGTTGAGGGCGCAGTGGGCGCGGCGATCATTGAGCCGCTGCCCCTTCTGGCTGCCCAGCAAGATCAGACCGAATACGGCCTGTCCGACTCTCTGGCCAACATCGCCATGGGTGGCCTGCTCGGTGGTGGCCTGCATACCGTGGGCGGTGCCGTATCTGATGCGCTGCGCCGGCGGATAGCGACCGAAACCCCGCCGCAGGTTGAGAGCGTGTTGAACGCTTCTGACCGCCAGGCCCCGCAACCTCTGCGCGCTGCCGACTTTGAGCGAGTCTTTGACCAGGATCCCGAAGCCGCACTGCGTGGCGCACTGGCGCGCGATCTGGAGGCTGACGGCGCAACGCTGTACCGCAATGCCGAGCGCCAAGCCATCGACGAGATACGCCCGACGCTGGCGGGTGAGCGCGTGGGTAACGTGGCAGACCTGCACGTCGAGCGCCTGGCGCTGACCCAGCGCGCAATGGGTCTGGATGCAACGTTCAAGGATCTGGCTAAAGAGTTCCAGGGCCAGCGCATGACGCGCAAGCAGGCCGAGCGTGCAGCTCGCGACTCCATCGCTGCCCAGCGCGAGCAGATCGGCGCGCGCCAGGCTGAAATCAACACCACCCTGGAGCGCAACCGGGCAGGTGAGTTTGATCGGCGTGACCTTGGCTTGATCGAGCGGGGCGAAGTACCAGAGCGTTTACGCCCGCAAATTGAGGCACGCGCCAAGCAAATCATGCAGGGCTACCAGCAACGCCCGCTCGGCCCAGCTATTCGCACCGCGCGCGCAACAGCGCAGGACGCCGATTGGACCGTGCGCAACAGTGCCTTTCGTACAGCCGTGGCCCAGGCCGTCAGCGGCCGGGATGTTGACGTGCAGGCATTGTTCGATCTGGAGGCACCAGGCAAGGCCGCTGGCGCCATGGAATACGTCAAGCGCCCACTTGCTCGCCGGGTTGACCCAGAAGGGCAGGCCGAAAGCCTGCGCGTGGACAGTGCGCCAAAGTCGCAGCCGCAGGACGACTTCGAAGCCACCCGCCAGCAGTTCGACGAGGACGAAGCCCTGGTTAAGGAAATGCTCGACCAGCTCCCGGAACAGGATCGGGCCGATGTTTTGGCTGCCAGCCGTGAAGAAGCCGACGCCGCCCAGGCCCAGGCCGACCGCGCCGAACAATATTCGAAGGCATACCGCGCCGCCGCCGTATGCGACATAAGGAACGGACAATGACGCCTTGCATCGACGCTGTACGGGCTGCCGCTGGCAACCTTGAAGACAGAGAAGTAGCTGAGATCTTTGAACTGTTGCGGGGCAGGGCCAAGGAACTGATGGCCAGGGAGGGCGCCTTGGGTATGGAACAGGCCACATTGCGTGCAGCCGATGAACTGGGTAAGCAGGCCCAGCACGCGGCGTTGATCGAGAGACGCAATGCGCTGCTCAACCTGCGCCGGCGGGGCGAGATCGTTTCCTTTGTGCGTGGCAGCTTCGCCGACCGGCCAGACCTGGGTATTGAATCGCTGCTGGTGGGCACCAACCTGGCCCGCCAGGGATCCCGCATGTCAGTCGCAGCCGAGCAGAAAGCGCTGGGTGATGCCTACATCGGTGGGTTTATCCACGATCTGGAGCGCCAAGACCTTACCGCCATCCTTGCCAAAGGGGACTCGGATGTCGATATCGCCGACGCTCTGTGGCGCATCGGCAACAACCTGGACACATCAAAGCTCAACGACCAGGTGGTGAGCATTGCCCGCACCATCCAGAAATATCAGGAGGCGGCGCGCATCGATGCGAACCGCGCCGGCGCCAACATCGGCAACCTGCCGGGTTACATTGCCCGCCAGAGCCATGATGGCGAGAAGATCGGCTCTGCAGGCTTTGATAAGTGGCTTGAGGAAATTCAGCCCCGACTGGATCCGCGCACGTTCGAGGATGTGGCCAATCCAGCCCAGTTCCTGCGCGGCGTGTACGACGGCCTGGTATCTGGTGACCACCTCAAGGCGCCAGGTGACGCACCTGCCAATGGCTTTAAAGGCCCGGCCAACATCGCCAAGAAGGTCAGCCAGGAACGCGTTCTGCACTTCAAGGATGGTGTGGCCTGGCACGAGTACAACACGATGTTTGGCACCGGCAACCTGCGCGAGTCCGTGTTACGCGGTCTGGACATGGCCGGGCAGAACACCGCGATCATGCGTCGACTGGGCACCAACCCAGAGGCCAACCTCAACATGGCCATGGATATCCTGGCCGAGGACGTGCGCAAGTCGGGCGACCCTAAAGCCCTGACCAACTTCAACACCGCGCGCGGCAACATGATCGCCAATCGCTTTGCCGAGGTCAGTGGGGCAACCCGCATACCGGGCAATGCGTGGGGCGCGAGGGTAGCGGCCAACGTGCGGGCATGGCAGTCGCTGTCAAAGCTTGGCGGGGCGCTGCTATCCAGCTTCGCCGACCTTCCGGTCGCCGCCAGTGAAATGCGCTACCAGGGCAAGAGCTTCCTGGGTTCGCTGGGGGAAATGACCGCCGGCCTGGCCAAGGGGCGCGGGAGCCTGGAGCAGCGTGAAATCCTGTCGAGCTTTGGGGTATATGGGGATTCGATGCGCGGGGAGATCATGCGGCGTTTCTCTGCCGATGATTCTGTGGGCGGGAAGATGTCGCGGGGGATGTCGCTGTTCTTCAAGTTGAACGGCCTGTCCTGGTGGACTGATGCCAACAAGGCCAGCGCGGGGTTGATGATGGCTCACAACCTGGCGCAGAACAAAGGCAGGGCCTGGGGCACGATGGACGCGGGTCTGCGCCGGACGCTTGGTCTGTACGACCTCGACGCCGGCAAGTGGGATCTGTTGCGCGGGATGGATACCCGCATGGCTGACGGCCGGGACTACATGACCACCGACGGTATACCCGGTATTCCCGATGAGCGCATCAGTGCGTACCTCACCGAGCAGGGCCGAAAGGTCAGTGACTCGGCTATTCGCGAAACCCGCGAAGGCTTGGAGCGCAGCCTGCGGGCCTATGTGAACGACCGGGTCAGCTACGCGGTGCTGGAACCGGATGCCCGCACACGCTCGATCATGAACCAAGGCACCCGGCCGGGCACGATCATGGGCGACCTCAACCGCTTCATGACTCAGTTCAAGAGCTTCCCCGCCGCGTACATGCAAAAGACCCTGGGCCGGGAGCTGTATGGCCGAGGCTACGCGCCGACGCCGCTGGGCGAGGGTTACCGGGGCAGCAAGGATCTTATCGCCGCTCTGCGCAACGGAAACGGTGAGCGACTGGCCATGGCCCAGTTGCTGCTGTGGACCACCGCATTCGGGTATCTGTCCATGTCTGCTAAGGATGCGGTGAAGGGCCGCCAGCCACGGCCGGCAGATGATCCCAAGACGTGGATTGCCGCGATGACCCAAGGCGGCGGGTTCGGGATCATGGGTGACTTCATGTTCGGTGAGGTCAGCCGCTTCGGTAACAAACCGCTGGAAACGCTAGCCGGTCCAACGCTGGGCACCGCGGCTAATGCTCTCGACCTGTGGGCAAAGGTCCGCTCTGGCGATGACGCCGCGTCATCAGCGCTTCGCCTGGCCCAGAACAACACCCCGTTCCTAAACCTGTTCTACACGCGGATCGCGATGGATCACCTGTTCCTCTGGTCGGTGCAAGAGGCCATGAACCCCGGATCCCTGCGCCGGACCGAGCAACGTATTCAGCAGGAGAGCGGCCAGAAGTTCCTGGTCAAACCTTCACAGAGCTACCTCGACCCCCTGGGCATTGCCCGTTAACTGAGCCCAACCCCATCGAATCCCGCCATTGAGCGGGATTTTTTTCGTCCCGAGAAAAGGAGTCACAACCGTGACCGTAAACACAGTCGACAACGTTGCCGAGTTTGTGACCAACGGGGTTACCACGAACTTCCCGTTTTACTTCAAGTTCCTGGCGAATGAAGATCTGGTCGTTACCTACATTGATCCGCTGGGAGTCTCCACAACCCTAACCCTAGGCACCAACTACACAGTGAATGGCGCGGGAAATGACCAGGGAAGCGTTGTTACAACGACTGCGCTGGCCGGACCTGGGCAGCTTACGGTTTCACGAGAGATGGAGGCGTTCCAGCAAACCAGTCTGCGCAACCAGGGGAAGTTTCTGGCCGAGACGCACGAGGATGTGTTTGACAGGCTGACGATGCTTATCCAACAGGGGCTGACCAGCTTCGGTCGGGCGCTTACAAGGCCGTTTGGCCGAGACTATTTCTTTGCGGAAAACCGTCGCATCGCCAGCGTTAAAGACCCAGTAGAGCCGCAGGACGCCGCTACCAAAAAATCTGTCGAGACCTTCGTTGCGGGCATTCTCGCCACCGGCCAGGGGCCAATCAACAACGCGCAGAACATTGTCTATGTGACCGTCGATAACAAGATTCGAGGCCTAAAGTCCAAGCTTGATGACCAAATTGGTCCGGTGGACTTTGCCCCTGACCTCGGGCCAACAGACAACTACACGGCCGCGTTTACCGCGCTTGAGGCTCGATATCAGGGTTTGCTGGTGGATCTGTCTGGGCGCACGTTTATCGTCGACGCGGTGCCCAGCAAGAACGGTTATCAGAACGGGTTCTTCAAGGTGGCAGGGTTCACTAAGTCCGCCGTCATTGCCAACTCGTTCGCGGCCCAGCCTCACCACTCCCACCTGTTCGGGGGGCAGTTGGCCACGTTGTTCCAGGGGCTCAGCAATCCGCTGGAGCAGATGACAGGCATTGTATTCCTTGGCGACTCGCAGATCTGGGGATCTGGCAACGGCGCCGAGCAGGCGACAACCAACCCGCGTGACGGCACGCTTTCGGACGCCCGCGACTACTTCGGCACGTCCTCGTTCGTGAACATCCTCAAACGCTACATCGGCAAGACGTTCGCGCGCGACGCGGTGCCTGTGCTGTCGAATCACCCTACGGCGCCCACCGGTCAGTCGATTGCCACCTACACGGCAACCAATGTTCTGTTTCCGTCTGATGGCGATTTCACGCTGGTACAGGCCGCTGGCGCAAGCATATCCACAGCAGTGTTAGCCACCCCTGTTCCGATTACTTATGCCCAGCGAACAATGACCAACTCCAATGTTGCTGTGGAAACGGGTCATACCCTGTCGTTCAACTTCACGGGCACATCGTTCAAGCTCGGTTTCGGCTGTACCGAGGCTACAGCGACTTACTATGAACTGGTTGTCGGTGGTGTATCGCAAGGCCTGTTCAGCACTCACGCGGGCGTCGACGGATTCATTGATGTCACCAACAACAACTACCGGACTCACTCGTTTGGGTATGTTCGCAACGCATTGGTCGAGATAAAAACCCGCAGGAACGGGGAGGCCGGAACGCGAATTTTGCGCCTTGAAAGCATCACCATCGACAAAGTCATTCGCGTCACAAACAACGGCATCAACGGCGCGTCCTCCATCAGCTACCGTGCCAACAACCTGGTTGGATCGCCTGCCGATGGTCTGGCAGTTCTGCCGGATGATAACCACGTCATTATCAAAATTGGCACCAATGACCGGATTAGCGCTACTAGCAGGCCGAAGGGTTCGAACGCATTCAAGGCAAACTACAACCTGTTTATTGATGCCGTTAAAGCCATCAGCCCAACAGCAAACATAGTTCTTTGCTGTTCAAACCCGGCCGCAGAAGACCCGGCCACCTATTCCTTCACCATGCAAGAGGTTCGGAGCGTCACCTATCAAACGGCCAAAGCCCGCTCTATTGATATGGTGGACGGCTACGCGGTGTTCCAAAGCCTCACCCTGGTTCCAGGCTTTTCAGCGGACGGACTTCACCTCAACCAGGCAGGCTACGAGCTTGAGGCCAGGAACTTCATCAACTCGCTTGAAGCATCGTCGTTTTCATCCGCAGTCGATCTTACTGGCCGCGTCGCGGATCTTGAGGCAAGGCCGAGAGGTGTTGGTGACGGGCAGACGTGGCAGGACGTTACGGCAAGCCGTGTGGCAGGAACGACCTACACAAACAGCACCGGAAGACCGATAACGCTGTCTGTTTACAATGCAGCGTCGGCGTCTGGCAGCTTTTCGCTTACCGTCGCCGGCATCGTTATAGGGATATTCCAGACCAACAACACAACGCCAGGGGCCAGTGGCCAGCTTTTTGGGGTGGTGCCGCCTGGGGCTACCTACCTGGTTGCAGTGAGCGGCATGACTATCGGGCGATGGTCTGAGCTTCGATAGCCAGTCGCCCTACGATATGCCGACTGGTTCCGCTAGAATGCCCGTTTTATGGAGGGGCACTTGTGAGACGGAGACAGTTTTTATCAATCGCTGCAGTAGCCTTGGCGGCGTATCCGGCTTACAAGTTGCTGCCTTCCGTGCTTTCGGGCGACGGCACTCTGCACGTCAATGGTGGTCAGCTCGCCCGCCTGAAGAAAGCGCTGCTCGATCCAAGCGTGCCCTTCACCGGAATTGCCTTCCTTGGCGACTCCATCACCTGGGGCACTGGAACGATGCAAGGGCCAAGCCCGGCGCCGCGCAACGGAACACTTGCCGACCCCCGCGACAACCTCGCCAGCCAGAGCTACGTCAACAACCTGAAAAGACACTTTGGCGAGACCTTCATGCCGAAGGCGAAGGCCTCTACCTCTAACTGGTCGTCCTCGCCGGCCGGCGAATCCATCGTTGAATTCTCAAGCCCCACCAAGTCGGTGAGAGTCAGCAACCAAGGAATCAACGGGGCCAGCACCTCAAGCTACGTTGCCCGAAATCTGGTTGCATCAGGTGATGGCGGCAACTTCGCATTGCTGCGGAATGACAACTTCGTGTTTGTCCAGCTTGGAACCAATGATCGCGGCATGTCGCCCAGGAACCCACAAACGGCCCAGGCACTTACCGATAGCCTTGTGTCCATGGTCAACATGCTCAAGCAGCGATCAGAAGTAATCCTGATGTGCGCAAACCCATCAACCGTTGAGCCAAAGACCGCTTACCGGTTCGGCATGGACGCTGTGCGGGCGGCGACCATGGAGGCCGCGAAGATCTGCGGCGTGGACTTCATCTGCAACTACACCGCATTTGAAGGCCTTGACCTTGGCGCCTATCTGGCTGACGGGCTGCACCCGAATGTTGCCGGGCATCTGGTCACGTCGAACAACATTATCTCGGCGATTGAAGCTGCATAGTTTGATTTGTGTTCGTTCGGCAGGACGCCGGCGGCAGGGACTTTCTTGGCGAAAGCCTGTAGGGAGATTTGCGGGGATTCGTGAATCCCCGTCTAACATCGTTAGGCGTCGATTGCAGTGGGCGCCTACGTAAGGTGTTGCTATTAAAGGCTTTTCAGGACTCCCGCCAGCATGGGGTGCTAGGGGTCGAGTGTTCGAATCACTCCGTCCCGACCATATAAATCAAAGGGTTGCGAAATTTTATTTCGCGACCCTTTTTATTTTTGGTCGTTTTTACCCCCACAAAGCGACTGGCTCTGGGTGGAATCCTCACGGCTATCGCGTGGGCGGACGCAGGCTTTGGCGCTCAAGCGTGGTTTCTTTGCTGAATCACTCCGGGTTTCGTAGACACTTCGAATGACGCAGACTGCACGAGACATCCGCCCCATACGATTCGGTCAATTATTAACCAGTGCACGTTTACCGTGCACCTTGTGATGCGTAGCTGTTGGCGCGGATATGATTTTGATCCAGGCTGCTGATTTTGACTGACCCATATGCACGCTCTGAAGTCTCGCGTATGACCATAGTTTGCTGAGTATTCGGGTGGGTTAATGAATTCCGGCAGCCAGGGTCAAAATCGCGTCAGCGCCAACAGTCGACATAGCGTCCTTGCGAAATTGGGTTAAGGAATGCACGGAAAGGTAACAGATTTGGGGGATCTGCTTTCTCAAAGTCAGCGTACCGCCTGCACTTGATGACTCAATGTTCTCCCAAGTGCGTTGTGCCAGCACCGGGCCTACTTGAGATTTGGTGACGTACTACACTCATCCGCAGACGCTGGCGGGGGCGGCGATTAGATCAATGATGACTCATTGAGTGTGCGCACATGAAAACGTTGAAATCTATCGCTTCAGGTTCGGCGCTTGCCGCCCTTAGTCTTTCCGCTGGCGCTTACGAATCCGATTTCCATTTTGGCCTTACCTGGTGGCTGGCCCGCCAGACTGGTTTTGATTTACAGCAAAGTCAGGAAATTGCTCGGAATAACGAGCTCACTGATACCGGCATGCTCGATGCGAAGCACGCAATGATTTGGGAGCTATGCATATGGCGAAACACATGCGCCAGTAAGATGACCAGGGCAATGCATTTTCGTTCAAAGACGCCACCCCCCGCGGAACCTTCGGCACGGGAGGTGACTGAAGACGCCGTATATGCAGAGGCGCAGTCAATCAGCATCATAAAAACACCCAAACATGAAGAGCCGAAGGTCCAAGGTTGGTTCGGCCAAGCGCTCCACGGCAGGCAGGATGCTTACTCACACGCGGGGCAAAGCGATACGGTCTGGCCATTCTGCCCAACTGAATGGTTATGGACGCATCCCATCACCCAGGGTGGTTTTTTGGCTCACGACGCCGACCAGACTTTCCGGAATACGGACAAGTGCGCTAAAGCAGCATTAAAGACTTACAACCTAATGCTGCAATATCGAGCAACGATGAAACTCAGCACTAAACCTAAAGAGCCAGGAGAGCTGACCGGCCGGATCGGGAAGTTTTGTGAGGCCCAGACAAAGGCCGAAAAAGCTCTGTGGTTTAAGGCTGAACATGTCCCGCAAGGGGACGCTATTGCAAAGAACACCAGCCTTAAGGATGGCGGCGGAAATTTTGCCGGGGCCCCACGGATAGATTTACGACCTGGCCCGCCGTTGGCCAAGGATGTTCAAGGCTCGGTCCCCGAATACGAGCAGCAGGAGCCAGGCTGGCTACCCTCGATTGCGATCAATGAGGATCTCAAAAGCTTCCTCATGAATGCGACCCCTAGTTCCTCGCCTCAAGGTAAGGAATTCGCTCGTGGATTTCTGAAAGCGGCGCTCACAACGCCTCCGCACAAGATGCCGGCTGGTGTTGAAGTGTTTTGGGGAAAAAAAGACTTTGTCCAGGCCGACTTAGACATTACCAAGTTGCTTCGACTGAGGCTGAAGGACCAAGGCAACGCTGACACGTTGTCCGTCAAAGCCGGCTCCGTAAATCCCGACGATTACCTAACGTTCACCGAAGAGAACTGGCAGGCCGCGCTGATACCTGTTCGGGGTTCGAAGGAGCCGGCCCTTGTTGGCGAAAGGGATGGCAACATTGTGGTCCTCGCCATACTTCGAAATGCGCCCAACGATGTACTGATGGTTGAGGTCAAGCCTGACCAAACAGTGAATATCCAAATACTGGTCGCTCACTGAGGTTGTCTCAAGGGCAAGGAAGCCCACGTTTCAATATGCGCTTCAGGTAAAAGGTTCGGGCTGAACCTTTAGAGTCGGTACCATTTGTATAGAGCGATCAGGCTTGGCCGAGCTGCGCATTCGATTGTGGATGGTGGTTACTATATCCTTCGATACCGTAATTGGGGACGTCGTGCTTTCCTTGCTTTCGCAGAAAAGACAGAACTGACTCCCGGGCGGGCTAAGCAAACAGCATGCGGAGCACTCCACGGCCTGGCCACCCCAGTCACGGACTGCTCGAAGCATTTGGTTAACGATCAATTCCTCACGCCGCTTTCGCTCGGGACGTTCATCGGTCACTGCTATCCCAGCATTTCGCTGCGCTTCAGCAGTCTTCGCTTGGGCCTGCCGATGCGCTGTCAATGCAGCCTCAAGCTCGGCATCCTTTTTTGCTTGCTCAGCACGCCTAGCGTCTTCGAGTTTCCGCCGCGGAGCCTGCTCAAGTTCCCATTGATCATTGCATCGAGCGACCTCGGCGGCGAGTTCAGCTTCAGCACGCTTGATTAGCATTTCACCTCGAAGTGAGCGAATCCAAGACCTAGTTTCATGGTCGGACAACACGGCATATTCAAACACTGCTACATCGTTTATCTGATCCAGGCTGAGCTCACTCAGGTCGATCTCAACAGATGAGGCTTCTTTTTCAGAAAGCCGCTCGCGGCGCTTGTTTTCTGACCGGGGGAAAACTTTGACTCTCACAAACACCTGACGGTTGTTGGTAGTAAGCACCGCGTGGGCTAAGACGTCGCCTAGGTCCACGAACCTTTCGACCTTATCTGCAGCAACGGACGTTGCTGGAATCGTCACCTCGCGCGTCAGTGAGCGTCCAGAATTAGTCTTTGCGCTGACCACATGACGCAATGCGGGAAGGGTGAGAGATTGCTGTGCAGCAATAAGTGCAACTGCAGCTCGACGCACACCATCCTTGTAGCCACGGACACAGTCTTCAGAATGGACGTGGCGAAAATGAGGAATGACTTTGAGACCACCATTTGCGGCGTTCAGCGGCTTGCGACAGCCAGGGCAGATGCAGCCACAAGCTTTACCATTCTTGACCTCAAAAGCCCTGTAAAGCGTGCCGTCGCGCTCACCAAAGGGGATCTTAGTTTCCTGCATACTATCAATCTCTTGGAAGCACCGACAACGAAGGTTAGCCTATAAAAAACAGGCTTCTCCACGGTCTTAGGCAAGAGGGTAAGCCTAGCCAATCCTCACGCAGGACCATGGCCGTGGTCGTTTGCCGAAGATCAGGAAAGTTATACCAATATCGCGGCTTCCTTTAAAAGGTTGTTGCACATGTCTGTACCCTAGACACTATTTCATTGTCACGCTTTTCGTCTGCCAAAGCCGACAAAGCAGTCGGCGCAGTATAAACGCCGGGCTCTTTACCTAATGCTTCTTTTAGCTTATTGAGATCAGGTTGGGCTAAAACTACTTCGCGTTGTACCTGCAAAAGTTTGGAAGTGACGTCATTCAGGGCGATGTTAAGACTACGAATCCCTGTAGCGGACAACTCTACTCCGTCAGGTACCTCACCCACTACCTTGTACATGCATCTCAAAGCCTTTGCTGCATTGTAGTAATTTTCCGACTGCACTTTGATCTTATAATGATCAGTGTAAATCGAGGATACCCCTGCAACCCCTGCCCCTTGATATATCCATGCCTTGGTTCCGGTTAACGCGCCGGCGACCCCCCACAAGCCTCCAAGGACTGTCGCTCCGTCACCCACGTTCATTGTGTTCACAAGACCTTCATACTGAGCGATGTAGAGCTTGTGATACACCGTGACGTTGATTCGGAAATCTTGGAGATTCTTTGCTTCATCTAATCCTAAGGCAGACACCCCTTTTAACCAGTCTGGGTTCATTACGCGAACGCCATTTACTTTCGAGATTGCTTCCTCTTCTGAGACATTTACGATGGGCAAAGGGTAGGGGTTTACGCAACCAGAAATCAGGGCTGCGGCCAACATCAAAGTCGATCCTGTGAGTTTGGCCATAAGGCCTCCCTGCAGTGTTGGTTGTTGTTTTGTTCTATCGCTTAAGAAAACAACTCGCTTCCATACTGCTGAATTTCTTCAAAGGTGCGCGTGGACTCGAGATTTGCTGAGCCCGGAACTATTTCGAAGGTGACGCCGTAACCCAGTCCCACTTTGATTTTGTCATTTCGCCAAGGGTCGCCCCCCAGTTCCACGATCGCTCGGACCGACGCTTCTCCGATGCTGTCTTCGCCACCCACGTCGGCATAGATGGCAAAAACCGACACCCCGTTGAATGACAGCTTGGCAATGTCACCCAGGCCGCACTTGATGCCGGTGACCGACTTCCAGTTCCCCGGCAAAACGAAGTAGGGGATTTCCAGCGCATTCACGTATTCACCCTCACCGCGCCAGCCGCGGCTTCGCCGCAGTGAAGTTTCCAATTGGCCGTACTTATCAATGACATCGGCATTTGGAGCCCCATCGGCATCGGCAGCTGCGTCGGATACCACGAGGACGTGGCCATCATCGAGCACTGTCACCTCGGGCTGCTGGTGGGGAGGTTGGGAGGAGGTCCATGGATGGTCGATCGCGCGCATAAGTCAGCCCTATGTCCTAATGTCAAATAGACATCTGAAGCGTAGATGGACCTTAGAATGAGTCAAACTGGACGGAAATTTCCTCAATGCCTTCGAGTACCCTACCACCATGTAAGATGCCACTTGCTATACGCACTGGCGAAATCAACGGCACGGCCGAAACCAGATTCAATCCAATTTTGGGGTGGATCACGCCGGTAAAGCAGCGAGTGTGGTGTGGCAACCTTTATTGTTCGCAGAGTGCCAATACGCAGTTAGTGGTTCGCTCGTGGCTGCAATCGATAAATTTTGTCACAGCGTTTCTCTTCGGTTGGCGAACGTACGGTCACCTCTCTGTCCTTGATCTCGGTGGTCGCGCCTTCCGCAACGATCGCCTTGTAGGTCTTCACGAACTCTTTGCCCTTGTAAGCATCTGCCTGAACTTCAAAATCTTTTGCAGCGGCAGTGCCGGCGATGCTGAACAGCGCCAGCGCAATCATGGTTTTCTTCATTTCCAATCCTAGGGTCAGGTTAAGTTCAGGGTGTGAATCTGACCCAACCTTATCGATCCCGGGTAGGCATCGCGATTCAAAATGGGGTGCCAAAAATCGCTGTCTGAATCCTTCCTCGATCGGACCTGGTACTACTCCCTCGGCGGCAGAGAAACTTCAGTAAGCGGGTAGGGGACGACGACATCGGGATAAAGCACTTTCATACGTTCGAAGAGAGAGATTTCCGCCCTCTGCGCCCGCAGCAATTGCGGCGCGTAGGGATCATTACCGAAAAAATCTTCCCAGTGCCCAACAACGAGTTTCCTGGGCTGAGTAACCTTCAGGAGTGCCTCAGGGTACAAAGTAACCTGGTCTGTCGACGCCGCGCAGATGATCTCCAGATCCACGCGCTTGCCATCGGAGAGGATCGGCGGGAAGCCGTAAGGTGGATTGCTCGCGGAGTCTTGATAGTGGATGCGATAGGCGACGTTGTCGTCGTCATCAAGCAGATCCACAAGCCAAGCTAAGGTGGTGCCCTCACGCCAACCAAATACCGTTTTGGGCAGCTTGTTCAGTTTTTCTTTGTCATAGTTCCCAGGCAGAAGATCGATACCCGCCACGTGAGGTGCGTGCTTTGAATGGATGGCCAGGAAACGGAATCGCCCGCGGCGCTCCCAGCGTTCATCATCGGTTTTCACAACGACTGGCTCGGCGCGGCCATCACGCTCGACCGGAATCATCTTCGCTTCCATGTCCACAAATCGATCCGAGAGCTTTTCTGCTGCGAGAATGTTGCCAGCGGTGACTGGACCGTAGGCGATTGCATTAGGGGTGTACTTCTCCATGACCCAAGGAACATCAAGTAAGTGGTCGTAATGCGAGTGCCCTATGAGCAATACGGTCACGTTCTGTGTTTTCGGCATGTAATCAGCGATGCGCTTGGGATTGGCGGTCACCAGGAATGGCGGAAATCCTGGATTGGTAAACGAGGGTGCGAACAGCAGCTGCTCACCTTTCCAGTTCAGCAGCCAGCCACCGACGCCGAGGTAGGTTATTTTCGGATCGGGGAGTCCCACCTGTCGTGTGGTTGGCTCCGTCCCGGTGAGATCCTTGGCGCAACCACTCAAGCACAGCACCACAAGCAGCATGACTAAACGCATGGCGTGGACTCCCTGATTTCCCCCTTGAAGACTAGCGCAACGCGGGCATAAAACCGCGGCGACCTATCAGTTGGTTGCTCCAATATTCCTGGTCATTCCAGCGAGTTCGTTTGAGTAATTCAGACCCCGTTTTCAGTTGTCCAGGCCTTAGCAGTCGTTATATTCACAATTGAAGGCCGTGGTCCCTGTCGCTTTTGGCGTGACATCTGTCCCACGACCGAGCATGACCTCGGCTCGAAACAAGGAAAACCTCTAATGCGCCGGAAGCACATTCTGGGCGCACAGTATCGAATAGGCCCTGCCGGCTAATGCTGTGTGCTTTCCTGCTTTCCTGCTTTCCTGCTGGCCGATGCGGAGATTTTGCCGCAGGCCAGATGGGGGAACTACTTTTTCAATAGAATCGGCCGATAGCTGCGACTCGGCACGGAACTTGATCCGCCGCCGAGGGGCAAGCCTGGTTGGAACTGGACAAGTTGCAAGTCTCAATCGGCGAAACAAAATTCAGTTTGCCCAAGCACCCTCACGGGATGGCGGCTCTTGGGTGAGTTTCTGACCCGACTGAAGGCCTCCAAAAAACATGATTCTTCATGGGTTTTAAAATCAATAAGTTGCGCACTTTTTTTGACATGACAACTTCATGGGGTTTTCAGTTTTGTTGATAAAAACCTTTGAAATCTTCGAAATAAATGAACCAGCTTCGGCTGGTTTTTTTCAAGCCTGTGCTGACCTTGGGCGTCCTTGGGTGAGGCCGTCCAGGATGCGGGGGTTAAGGTGGAACAGCAGGCCCTGGAGAGAGACGCTATCTAGATTCGCTCATGCAAAGGGACAGGTCGTTTGATGATGCCTACAACAATCGCTTCCGTCTCCGAGAACCCTCCTTTTGCTAAGACTTGCCGGGATCCACACCACCGCTCAATGATGGTTATGAAGCGAGCAAATAGATGAGACCTCGAGTTTCCTAAAGTTAACGATAGATGAAACTTTCTAGCGATTAAATAATTGTTAATGGGGGGCTTGAGTATTAAATAAAAAACTAGTCAATTACGGTCGATATGGCTATCAGGGAATATCTGGATATCGCTTTTCGATGACGTAACTCATAACTGAATGCCAAAGAGAATCGATCATATAGCCCATTCGTTTTACCTTGCGCATCATCCAGCTCTGGAGTGTCTCGGTCAGACATATTTTTCCATACATTTTGATTTCGTAGGCTTTCTTTGCGCTGACTCCGGAACCGACAGTTATTCCTATTACCAAAAAAGTGAGTGGATCGTATTCAAGCGTGACCTGAACAAAAGCACCTACTTCGGTGGGCTCCTGTCCGGCTGTATGGGCAGTAAGCTCAGCACGCAACCTTTCACCCATTAGAAGATAGGGTTCAAAAAGACCATCGGCCTTCAAGCTCTTAACCCATCCATCATAAACGTCAAGGGCGTTGGAGAAATCCCCCCACAACTTAGGTGCATCAAATGTAATCCTATTATTACCGTTGACGTAGGCGCTTAAATTTTCCGCCAGAACTGTCGCCCGACGAGGGTCTCTTTCCGTAAGAATCTCATCTACGGCCTGCAAGACTTCGTCCATTTCGAAGACCAGCTTTGTTAAACCTTTTTTGTATTCGGCAATTGTTTCGGGAATGTCACATCCTGGACGGGGTAGTGGTAGTGTCCAGTGGAAGTCAATGTCCTGTTTGTCGACACGGCGATAGGGAATATTAAGCTGATCATAGAACGCAGCTGTCTGTAGGTAGGTTTGGCTTTTCAAGCTATGTTCGATTTCGTCAAGAGCCAACTTACGTGACTTGACCCTAAATTCGTCCCGCAATGCAGACGTCCCGACTATGAATTTTTCTGGCTGGTGTGCGCTACTAATTGTGAGCGTAGCGACGATCTGTTGAGACGACAAAATATACATTTCCCCTTCGTCGTCCCGCCCTACATGGAGAATGGCAAAAAAACCTTTGAGCGGGGCGCCTAGTTGGTCAACAACATAGGATTTTGGGATGTAATGAGTGGTGCGTCTGTCCTGAAAATATTTAGCCTGGATGACCCCGACCCGGGGCGGAACCTTATCCGTAAAGCGCTGTTCGGTAGTTCGACGCTGTATGAGGAAATCCGCGCCATCGGTATCGACGCTGCGCTCGAGCACCCAAAACCGATCTATTAAAAACGCCCTAGTACGCGCTTCACCAACAGAGCCATTCTCCATCACCGTCAGCCACTTTGGCCACGTATCCGTCATCTTTTAAGCATCCTTGGTAGCTATTCGACTCGTGTGCATATTGGTTAGCAGTTTACCACTGGAGCCACCTCATTTTGCCCCGCACTGGATGTGATGTCGGGCTCGGTTGACTAACTTGAGTCACTACTTTTGTCGCGTGGCCGCTTACTCCACACAGTTCAGGCACGCGAAGCCTTTTATATCCGACCCGGGTCTGGCCAAGGAGATTTTTCGTCCTGCTGCTAAGCCGGCTCCAGCTTGTAAATACTCTATGACCTCACCCAAAGGATTTCCTTGAAGTCCTGCTTAAGCAATGAAGCCAAAGCGCAGGCTACGGGCAGCTCACTCAATTCTGCGAGCATCTTCAATTATGTAATTGTCCACGCACTTCGGCAACAGCCTAAATTGCGTCCGAGCCTCATCCTAAATGAATCGCTTCACGATCGCTCCCGCCACGATCGCAACGATCAGAAGGTTAGACAGGCGACGGTGATTTCACACAGCTTGGACCCCCAAAGCTGCCGCTGATGAACCGAAGCTATCGGCCAGAAGCCGTCGTTCCTCCCTTGCTTCTAGCAATCTCCAGAAACACTCAGAATTTACTCGCCTCCGGTTCTCGACACTCTCCAAACTGTGGGCTATGGTGGCCATCGTTTAGCCATCCTAGTGAAGGGTTTCACGCCTCACAATTACTTAAAAGCATTACGACCAGCTCATAATAGGTTCAAGGAAGAGACTTATGCGACTTCATAGGCTTTCGATTAACGGTTTCAAGCGCTTGCACACTGCTGAAATAGAGTTTGGTAATGCGACCTTTCTGATCGGCGCTAACAATGCGGGGAAGAGTTCGGTACTCAAGGCTATTGGATGGCTGCTGTCTAACAGCAAACGTATGGATATCGAATGCTTCTGCTCTGAACTAGATGAAGAAACAGGCGAGACGAAAACCACTTGTGACACTGTCGTCCTAGAGGCGGAGTTCAGAAATGTACCTGAAGCCGCTTCCACGTGGCGTGGCTTCAAAGGGCGCATCTTCTCGTATGATCCGAAAGACACCGGAGAGACTGGGAAAAGCATTTTCTATCGAAAAACGTACAAGGTTCTCGAAGATGTCAAGATCGAGTTAAAGACCCTTAAACGAACGATGAAACCAGAATTTGCAGATCTACAGAAACCTGCCGACTTCATCGTCGCCGGGGTTCCCCCAGAACTAATCGCCGAAGCATTCTCCGCATTAGACAAGAAAATTTCCGCTGGCGACCGAGATAAGCTCGAACTCATCGACGAACTGTGGGACACCAATGAAGAAGAGGAGTGGGCGCTTAATCCAGGTGGCATCGGTAGCGTCGTTCTCTCTAAGCTCCCTTCCATTCTCATCATCCCGGCGGACGCCGCATCCCACGAAATCGATCAGAAAAGTGGTGTGCTGCAGAAGATTCTGCACGAGCTATTCAAGGATGTCCGTGAAAGCTCCGCCAATTACAAAGATGCCCAAGCATGTCTGAGCCTGCTTGCCAAGGAGCTTGATCCAAGTGATGCTGGCTCAGAGTTTGGCAAGATGATGGGGGAATTGAACACCGTCCTTGGTGGGGTCTTCCCAGAGTCTCGCATTTACGCTGCGGCTGATCTCTCTAGCCCAGATGCACTCGTCCCTACGTTCGCAATTGAAATGTCCAGCAACATCCGCACAAGCGTTGCCAACCAGGGTACTGGCATGGTTCGCGCCGCGGTGTTCGGACTGCTGCGGTTTAGGCAACAATGGCTGAAACGACGCGAAGGTAACGATGAGCGCGGACTCATTATTGGGTTTGAAGAACCAGAGATTTATCTGCATCCGAGTGCTGCAAACCAGATGCGGGATCTGATTTACGATCTGTCCGATCAGAATTCTCAGATAGTTGCCACCACTCATTCGCCCTACCTGATCGATCTTTCCCGTAAACCCAAACAGGTCCTCAATCGCTTTCAATACGAAAAAGGGCACACCAGCGTGTTGCCATTTTCGGTATCAGAGGAATTCGTCAAGTTGCAAAGCAACGATAAAGATCAGGTCAAAATGCTGATCAAGCTTGACGATCACGTGTCGCGGATATTCTTCACCCGTCGAGTATTGGTCGTCGAAGGCGATACAGAAGAGGTAGTCATCAAAGAGGCCATTCGCAGAATGCCGCCGGAAATGAAATCACTCGTCCTTTCTGGAAGCGAAATGGTCAAGGCTAGAGGTAAAGCCTCAATTATCGGGTTGGTTAAGTACCTGAGCGCACTCAATGTAGATTTCTTTGTTATTCATGATCGCGACAAAGGCACTGAAGGCGCGGAGAAGTTTAACGAGCCGATCAAGGCTGCAGTGGGTAATGACAAAAAGCTGATCCTTCTAGAGGAGTGCATCGAAGACTTCTTGGGTTACCCGGCGCCAAGTTCTGAAAAACCCTTCAATGCCTACAAGCGTACTCTTGAATGGGGAGAAGGCTGGGATGGTGTCCCAGAACAGCTCAGAAAACTGTTAACCGACATCTATGCTCCATTGATTTGAGGGGCTTGCACCAGTAAAGCCCCCTTCTACTGAAGAGGAGCAAGACTGCTATATCTTTGCGATATTGTCACTCTGACTCTCAGAGTGATTGGAGTTTCCCTGCCGCGCCGGCGCAGGCTCCGAAACAAAAAAAGCGGGGTGCCCTCCAGGCGGGTTGGTTCGTTGGCACCCTCGCGCAACCTATTTCCGGCCCCTATGAGCTTTGTGCGAAAGTCTGGTTTGGGTTGTGAACTCATGCCTGTTGAGAGGGGCGTGATGCTGCCGGTGTCTACAGGTATAAATAAGCCAGAAACGGACAGGCATCTCCTTTCTAATGAAGGTTACAAAGCCACTTCGAGATCTTTGGTTATTCGATTCCTGCCCACACACCGCACGCCTCTGCCAGCGCGATCACAGGCCGAGTCAATCACTGGAGATTGATGGTGGCAAAGCTATATCATTGCGTGAAGAAGACGCCAAAAGTCGCCATTTAATGCGCAGGGAGTTTGATAGTGACCACGAGAGACAATTTTACCGCCGCCACTAAGACAGCGCTTGCCCGCCGGGCAGCGTACTTTTGTTCCAATCCGCGTTGCCTCAAGCTCACCGTCGGACCGTCTTCGTTGCCGACCAAAGCCCTGACCACGGGCCATGCCGCGCATATTCATGCGGCTTCCAAGCTAGGCCCTCGCTACAAGGCAACGCAAACCCCTGAACAGCGTGTATCGATTGAAAACGGCATTTGGCTGTGCAGAGAATGCGGAGTCATCGTAGACAGTGATGAACTCGGACACACTGACAACCAACTCAGAAAATGGAAGACAGACCACGAAACCATGGTTTCGGAAATTCGCACCGAAGGGTATTCGCGCAGTCTTGCATTGCTCCAGAGCGGTCGCATGGAGCCGCAAATTGCGAAAAAAATCATCGCTTCCATGGAGGATCGTAGGTCGCTGTGGGTTACTTTCGACGCCGAATTTCCCGACCGAGTCAGACAGTCGTTGGACGATCTTCGCTCGCGATTCACTGCCATTCGCTCCGAACTGCAGGATGGAACACCACTTGATGGAATTTTGCTGTCACTGACCAAGACCATCTTGGCATTCTTTAATGTGGTTGAGTCATCTGACCTAAGGACATTGCGCTGTGATGGGGGCGATCCTGAATGGCTGCAGTTCAGCGATGCACTGGCAACGCTCAGGAATGCCATCGGACTGCAGATTGCTAACCTCTCAGACGCCTATGGCATTGCGTTGAGCGAGGATCTGCAGCGTATTGCGCCGCTCAGGGCTTAATTGCAAAACAACACATATTTGCGCAGCCGTATCGGCTCGTCGGATTTTAGTAAGGTTGAAATCTTGCCGACATGGAATTAGGTGGAAAAATGAATCAGGATCAGATCGAATTCAACAAGATTTTGGGTCAGAAGCAGAAAGAGGCTAGTGTCAAAGGGTGCTTACGCGGTGGAGATGAGCAAGCGGGGTGCTCCGGTAAAATTGTGCAGGCCCATTCCATTCAGCGGGGGAAAATTCTCGCATCTATCGCGGAGGGCGGTTCAGGGAAGGTTTATTACCTGGGTCTCGCTCCCGCAGACGACATGTCATCAATGATTCCAGAGTTCAAGCTGGAAGGGATCAAGAAATTCAGTACCTTCAGTGGCTTCTGCGGTGGGCACGACAAAGCCATATTTCAGCCCATTGAAGATGTGGCGTTTACCGCAACGGCCAAGCAAAAGGATATCTACGCTTACCGCGCTGCGGCCAAGGAGCTTCACGCCAACCTTGAGTCGAAGAGACTTTGCGAGGTCCAACTGGGCGACAAGCTTGGCGTAGAAGATTTCCCGCCCCATTTCCAGGCGACGCTTCCGCTGATACTGCAAGGCCTCGTGGAGGTGCCACCCTTTATTAAGAAAGCGATGCTGGAGGGCGCGGCAAACCATCAAGTTAAGATTAGGTACAAGCAGTGCGAACACAGCATTGCGGAGCTGCGCCAGATTTGCGATGACCTGATGGGTGCGATAGACCATGATCACCCATCGGAATTCGAACATGTTTATCACTCTCTCGAGGGAGCCTGCCCAGTAGCTTGCTGCACGTCGTATATCCCGTACTTCGACCACGATGGTAATTGCATCATCTCCGAGCAGGATCAACGGCGGATGGCTCTGTCGCGCGCGACAAGTTGCCTGGAAATGAAAAACGTAATGCTCAATGTTTTTCCAGAAGCTGGCAGGACGCATTTCATCTTTACATTCTCCAAGGGAAACCAAGCCTTCAAGGATGCGATCGAGCGCCTGCTCAAACTGGATAATGAATCTCTTAGGATTGGGCTTTCCAACATCCTGCTCAACTACGCCGAGAACTCTGCCTACGGTCCCAAGTACATCGAGGAGAACTTTAGTCCGGAGCAAATTTCGCAACTCAAGGAGGCCTTTTCGAGCACAGTGTTCGATCCGAGTGCATTCCGAAAGGGCAGCATCAATCTGTTTGTCGAAGCGATCTGTGTGCCCCCGCAGTAATCGTTGACCAAAAGCTCACCGCGGAGCGCCAAGCAGTCGCTGCGGTGATTAGTTCAAAAACATTTGGCTCTGATGCGGGCTGGCTAGCGCTGCCGATCAGCCCTCAGCTCACCGTTCACATCGTAAATTTTGGTAAGCGTCCGCCCAACACACCTTGCGTGATTAAACGGGCGCCCACCTGTGCGGCAACAGCTCGGTAATCTCACTCGCCCGCTGCGTCGGCAGGCGTGTAAGAACATCCTTCAGGTAAGCGTACGGA